AGTTACCCTTATCAGTATTGGGATTCCAACTATTCACAGGAAACGTTTTGAGTGGAAATCCAGAGATATTATTTAGCATTTCCGATGTTAAATTAAAATCTTTACCGGGTTCCATAATATTATTGATTATATCATTGATCCATTTAGATATAGGATGATCCGGCCCAACATCAAACTTATAATAATAAGGGTTTAATGATGGATGATCATAATCATATTGGTCATCGTCATATTCATCGTTCTGATCATCTTGATGCATTTTATATGCCTAAGAGTTTATACTTAAAAAGTGAGGATGGAATCGAACCATCCCATAACTAGTATCCGCCCAGCGGCCCACTTTCTTCCAACGATCAATACTGATCGTCGTAATCATCCTCGTCATCATAGTCAGAATATGCTTCTTCAGCATCTTCATCATCTTCATTCCAACCCCAATCATAATCGTTGCCATAATCATCCTCATCATCTGCGTACTCATCTTCAGTAAAAGTAGCAGCATAAAGAGGCTTATTAAGTTCGCCCTGGTACTCACCGACTACTTCATATCGGCAGGTGCGAAGTTTCTCACAATTACAATCACTAGGAACACTAACAACATCACGAGGATTAATTTTCACAATCACAATTTTATCACCAGCATCAACGCTCCCATAACTAGCAACATAATTTAATGCACCAGCATGAAGTCCGTTTGAACAACCACGCCCACGATCATCGTCTACTTTAGATCGAGTCATAGTGCAAACATCACCAACCTTGTTACGAAACTTGCCAGCGTACTTGTCCATATAGTCGCTACGAACAGCCTTATATGCTAGGAAATGACCGTCCTCAGTAATAGGCAGATGTTCATGCTCAAGGAAATCATAAAGTTCCTTTTGACTCTGCATACTAGGATTTTCCATCAGATTATTGAGAAAATTAACTAGAGGCTGAAAAGGCAGACCCTTGCTCATAAACTCAAGAATTCTCTTGCTAATACTGCCATGAACTTCCTCGCCTTCATACAAGACCTTGCCATTCTTGATCTCAACAAGACCATCGCTAAAAGCAGCAACAGCCTTCTGTACATCAACAATATCCAAGAGTTCATCAGCATCAGCGGTTGGCAGACGCTCAAGAATCATCTTATAGTTAATATGGTCAGGAAGTACTTGGTACGTCCTGTTATTAAGAACCAGCGTAAGATTACCATCAACCCACATAAATGGAACACTCATCATAATTCTCCTTGTTTTCCTGTGAAATTATTTACTTAATTGTGCTACTCAACTGCTGTTTGAATGACTCAACATCATCCATTTTTTGAAACCAACTTTCTCTGCCGCTACTATTACTGTAATAATTGTAACGACTAGACGCACCATCAATTTGCTTCAAGGGATTGGGGTTTTTATTCAAACCTCTCAGGTTCCCATCTACACTATTACTTGAAATAATATACTTGAGCAGCGGGTTCTTGTCAATCTCCACCTTCAAGGTATTTCTTATACTATCCATACTGGGCATTGAGTAATTATTACCAACGTCAGTTTTAATAATTGAGATATAATTATCGTGTGTTGCACCGCTACTATCGGTAGCAGCATACAAACAACGCAGCATACTAAGAATACTATTATAGGTTATATTCATATTCTTGATCTCTTTACTATTCAAACCATTGATACCAATATCGCTCAACAATTTAGTAATCAGTCCATAGTAATCTGTCTGAGAAAATCTATTCATATCAAACTTATCACGATGAATAGTGTATGCAAAAAACTCAATAACCATAAGATTATTTAGACACTTCACAATTTCTTTATTGGAAATGTACTTTTCATAATCTAGTCCAAAGATATTTAGAATATGATACAATACTGTTCTATCAATATTAGCTCGTCCATAATAATCGGATGTAGTTTTATCATGACTATCATACTCCTTCTTACACTTTTCTACCATAGCATTAAACTTAATCATTTCAGCAAACTTATCAGTATTATAACTCTTTAGACGATCCTTCATCCAAGTATTAAAGTCTACAAGATTGTATCCATCTGCAATCAACTTGTTCACAAAGTTATGCTTGATAGCATAAATATTTGTTCCATCAAGAAAGCCTGGAATCCTTGAGATGTTGTTATCAGTACCCAACTGACTATAAATTTCAGTAACGCTAGGATAGCCACTAGTAGAAGCATATCGTAGAATAGGAACATAAACAATAGTATCTTCTTCCAAAAATTCATCCAGACGATCAGCGGTCATACTTCTCATATAGGCTGATGAATTATATTCAATAGTCAAAGGACTCGTATTCTTCTGGTCGCCAACAATCAAGAAAACATCTTGATCGCTAACACTACCCTTACTACCCTTGGTACTACTTTTGCGTGGACTATTGCTCTTGAGAAGATCACGATAGTCTGAAACATTAAGAATATTATCTTCTCCAACATCAGCAATTAGATCCTCAAAACCACCGTTCACATTCTTATGATCGTCTGTATCAACCATAAGATAAGCAAAACAATCGTTTTGATTGCAATACTTTGTCAAAATTTTCTTGGCAGTTTCTGTTGCTGCCATATCGCAATAGAAAAACGCGATCTGTCCTGTCTTGCGAGCATTATTCCAGTAATTATATCCCTTACCAGTAAGAGTTTCGTGATGAATCATATTCGTAAGATAAACCATACGACGAGAACGAAATCCCGCTGTTCTATAATTAAACACATACAAGTTCTTGCTCTTCTTAAGCTTATATTCAAGATCAGAACCAGAACTAATATCATGCACCTTTCCCTGGCTATCCTTCCAAGATGCACCAACTCCCCATCCGCCAGCAAGATCATTCAACTGATAATATGTTGAAATGGCTTCTACCTTAGTTTTAGCAGCAGCGATCTTATCTGAAAACATATCCTTGAGTTCGGCAAAAATCTCTTGAGTCTTTCCACGAAGATTCTTAATTACCGCCTTAGTATACTGCAAACCTTCACGACTAACATCCATCTCTAGTTCACCAATACCAAAATCCAACTCAAGATAAAGGCCGTGGTTAATAACTTCACTAACAAAACTCTTCCATGATGCAATATCTGCCTTATTGAAGGCTCTATTCCAGCGAGCAATATGATCTGGAGTTTCGACTTTTTCTTCTCCAATCAAATTTTCAGTTTGAACAGGGTACGCGATATTCCCCATGATAGCGATAACGCCGCTATTGATACGATGACTATGGTTAGGAAATAGTTTACCATCATTATTTAGACGACAAACTCTCCAGCCTTCTCCACTAATGATGATGTTCTTATTATCATAATCCTTAGAGAAATCCCAATGAACGCCACCACTAATAATGGGCTTCATCTTAAAATAGTGGAAAATCCTAATAGCCTTCTGACTAAATTCTGTAAAGTCATATTGCTTCACAGCAAAACTAATCTCAAGACCATTAGGTTCAGATGTTTCGCAAGAATGAATAAGATTCAGAGTAGGAACACCACTATCATCAATAGCGGCAATATAGGTATATTGAGTACCATTAAAATAAGATGTTGTTGTAAAACTCTTAGTATAAGCAAATGGACTCTTAGAGCCTAGACCGAGGCACCCAACAAAATCATTACTGGTATTTTTGTTACTTGCTCCGTATGTTGTATACAGGCTCTCCATATCAGTCTGACTAAGACCAGTACCATAATCGCGTACTGTAAAATTAGGATCAGCAGCGGTAGGCAATTTTACCAAGAAAGGATTCTTATTTCCTGCCGCAATATGAGAGTCATAAGCATTAGTTGCGAGTTCACGAATAACAGCCATAACCTTGTCAGAATATAGAGAGTCTGACAAGATTTTAAACATTTTGCTAGTCTGAGCAATACTAAACTGATTACTAGCACTAACCCCAGCACTATGAACCTCAACCGTCCTATCTGCCAACTTCATTTTTTGTTCTCCAAGGTTTCCTGTGATCCCTCTATCCTACCATACTAGCATCGGTTGTCAACCCATACCGTCTTTAGATTTTATTGCTAAGTAAGCACAATATATAGGCAATAATCCTAACCAGCGAATAGGCGTAACCAATGTAATTATCCACCACAATCCATAGATAACACAAAGTATAGATAGGAACTGAATCAGAATATGTGGTAATATATTAATTTTACTAAGTAGTAAAACAATTGGACCAAAAAATACCATTCCTAAAAATATTAAAGTTACTACTAATGCTAAACTCGCCATAAAGATCAACTTTCGTCGGGATTATCGCTCCAGTTGTTATCTTCATATTCTTCTGTAGAATCCTCTGGAACCCACGAATCATCCGAATCATAAATGTCACCATAATTTTCTTCATCTTCATCATCGTGTTCATCTTCGTCTAGAACCATTATGGTTAAATTATTAAGGATCTCTAAAAGAAGATCTACTTTGTTAGATAGTCCTTTAAGGTCTTTTTTAATAATATCTGTATCTTTTTTTATTAGTAGAGCGTCTTTGTTGAGTACAAACATTTGTCTAAATACGTCTACTTCATCACTTTTTAATTCTTTTAAAGTTTTATTAATATCTTTGATAAGATCTTCTATGGTTTTAGACATAATATTTTACTCCTTTTAATTTTAATATACACCATAGATCTTAATATTGGCTACATTCACAGTCATATTGTTCACAATAATTACACTTTGGCCCAGGTTCACTAAATCCCCAGGCATTAGCATGACCATCAAAACTCTCTTTCCCAGTATCTATACATACAACCTTATTTTGTGAATTTCTTTTTACTAAACCAATATTATACCAATGACAATCCCAAAACTTTAAGCCGGTTTTTTCAAAGATGTTCTCAACAAGACACTGAATATCAGTCATTTTAATTTTTGTATTAGCCTGACAAATTTTAGCACATTCTGTTATGTAACCCCAATTACTGCTGTCGTAGAAGATGATATTATCTTTTTGCATAAAATTTAATTTACAGACTTTATCATATACTTTTGGGGCTAGATCAAACTTGCTAAGTTTTCTTTGAATAGAATATGCTTCGCTTGCCTTTTTCTTATTCCTAAATTCTTTGAAAACTAAATGTTTGTGATCTTTTATAGGATAAACTTGACAGCATCCTCCTTCATCAAACCAGTCGCTATAATCAATTTGATAATCATTATTAATCATAACGGTAGTTTAGTTTCTACTATCTGAGTTCCCATAATCGCTTCTGCTATATTAATTGCTTGCTGCAAACTATCGGTTTCACTAATTTTAATGCCATTTTTAGGAATATCGGGCCAATAAGAACCATATACTCCATAAAAAACATCTCCATGATCGGGATTATGCAGAAGATAATCTTCGTAATAAGCAAAAGAATCTGTATACCATTCTCCGTTTTCATTCTGTTTTTCATAAACTGTATCAACAAGAAGAAAACGAAAGTTCGGATGAGGTTGATTTACCGGACTATATACTACGCCACGATAAAATCTATTTCCTAGACTTACCATATTGGTATCCTTTCCAGTCCTCCTTTAAAAATTCTTCTCTATTGGAATATAACGGAACAACAGTTTCTTGATCTAGTAAAGTATTATTTTGAAGTCTCAAATCATAAAGATCTTTTTTGTCATTAATACGACCATAACCAACAATTTTATACCGTAGATTGTTATTAATCTCTTCAACCAATGCTTGATTAGCATCAAAAAGTTCTTTGTATGCGTCTTTTAATTTTTGGCGAAGTTTATCTAGTTCATCTTTAGCATTTAAAACATTAAACTTGGTTAGTTTCCAATGTCCAGTATTTATAGCATCCTCACAACACTGAAGAAGATGATCTAGGGGATTAGAATGTTCATTCATTTTGAAACCTCTTTAAAAGAATAGGAGCGGTGGGATTCGAACCCACACTTGAAGGATTTTCTTACCACTATAGTTTTCACTACCATTTCTGTTTGTGGTCTGGACTTTATCTTAACCATGACTTTTCGTTTTAGGTTCCTGCCATTAAGTCTCTACACCTTCATATTTCTATGCTTGGCTCGGTATTAGCATTTTAAAGCCTTCACCGAATTTGACAGGTTATACTATAAAGATTTCTCCTTATGCACTCAAATTGTTTTAGTTCAAGTCCTTTGACTCTGCCGTTGGTCTACGCTCCCATAAACACCCAACTACAATAGTTCTTGATTTGAGGTTGATTACTTGTTGTGCCTCTGTCATTTAAACCATTGTAGTCGGAATGTTTTGGTTTTAAATACTTCTATCAGCCATTTGTGTGGGCCTTCAGACGGCGAACAATGTCAGCAAGAGCCTCGACATTATCAACAGTCTTAGCGGGCTTCGCACGTTCCATACTAGGAAGTTCAACACCCTTCTTACTCAGAGCCGCCTTAGTGCGAGCGTAACGAGCAGCGGTACTCGCCACCTTTTGACCAGTCTTAGCGGCAATCTCAGCATAAGTCTTACTGCTAAAAACAGCCTCTAGAAACTGCTCATCAGAGCAACGAACACGCTTTTGCTTCTCAACCGTACTAATATTACTCATAATCAACCTCCAAATCATTTCCAATTTTTACAACTCCGTTTCAGTCACGCGACCGAATCACCAGAGTTGTATCCTCATTCTAACTTAGAGTATCGGCTTGTCAACCCATCAATCTTGAATTTTTCCTGGTTCAAGCAACAAGTTTTTCTTGTGATTTATGATCCTCTATATCCTGAAGAATTTTTTTGAGCATCAGATTTTCTTCTTGAAGAGTAGATAAAACCTTTTGTGCTTGATCTAATGCTTTGGACAAGTGATAAACTTTATTGCTGAGTTCATCTGCCACATAATTCTTCATGATCATAATACTACTCCTAGTGTATATAGATCGACAACAATATTGTATTATTATACACTATATACTATTAAGAAATGCTTTTAATTCATTAATCTGTTGTCTATCTAGAAGTATTTGGTCAATAAAGGGTTGGCCTGTTTTAAATAATTGAATTATATATCGTAGTTTTTGACGCCAACTCATCTTGGTATTAAAAGATTGTTGACTTTCAAATAGGCATAAGTCTATACTATCTAGTTCTTGGTCATATCTTAGAACCAATAATTCACTATCACAGTTACAACGAATAAATGCTGTTCTAAAATTATTTCTTTTTTGTTCGTTTTTGTATAAATATTCGCTCATAGTTCTTATCCCATGTTTTTTGATCTATCGTTCTTGGTCGTCTTTTAGAACCCTTGCCATTAGCGTTACTCATTTAGTTCTCCAATACAAATGACCAATATCGAGAATCTTCTTTCTTTTGAAGGTTGTCCCAATAGATAGATCGTGCAATATAAGAAGGGATCTTACTTTTTCCACAATTTACCATCCAGTGACGCTCCATTTTCTTGTATAGACCAGTACCACTCTTACTTTTATTATATTTGAGTTGTTCCATATCGTAAAGACGAAGCATATGAACATCTAAGCACAATGCTCTAGACTCATTGGGATGAATCATTTCAAGAGCAAAACTAACCTTAGCCAAACCAATACCGTTAATTTTATTTACAATATCATCACGCTTCTTAACATGACCCTTCTTGGTTGTAAAATAAAAATCTTTAGGATTAGCCCAAAATTTCTTTGTAAAATCCCAAATATATTTTGTACGATTATTATGGAGGCCGACCCCACTTTTGTGTAGTTTATTTCTCAAAGTATTTTCGCTATCAATCCACTCATCAAAGTCTTTAATAGCATTATAACCTTTAATATTACCTTGCCATGTTGTGTGTACGCTGCAATAACTGAAAAGATATCTACGAAAAATATCTTCATGATTTTGTGGCCTAACACTCTCCCAGTATTCCTTATATGCAACAACTTTATCTCTAGGAAAAGTTGAGAAAAACTGATCGGCCTTAGTCTTATCAAAAGATGCTTGAGTTTCCGAAATAATAGTATTCAAAACGATCATTCCAATGTCTCCTGTGTTCCTTACATTATATCGGCAATCCGCTCTGCTGTCAACACTTATCTTTGAAAGTAGCCCAAACTTTCTTCGATAGTCCAGTCTAAATTAGAATCAATAAGATTTTTTTGCTCATGATTAAACTGGGCAGATGTTTTTGGAATTACTGATGGAGGTTCTCCAATATTTTTAAGATTAAATCTACGTCCAATAATATTAAGATAATTAAAATGATTCTTTAAAAAAGAATCGTAAGATATTAGTATATAGTTATTTGCTATAACAGGCATAATTTGAGAAAGATAATAGCACTTCTCTTTTCTTAACTCAAAGATATTTTTATATCTTTCTTTAGTTTTATAGTTTCTGTCATGAAGTATTTCTCTTTTTTTTCCATCTTCAGAATACCATTCATTAGTTAATAGTTTATAAAAATTATGTCTAGTATGTAGTGGAACATGATGAGGGGCCAGATACATAGCACACAACCAATCATAAGGATTGCGCACTATGCCTATGAATAATACGTTACGATGGTATGAAATTACCTCTGGTTTTGTAAATCCGAACCAGTGTTTAAATCCAAAATAATAGGTTAAAGGTAGCCCAAATTGTTGAGTAATACAATGTTCTAAAAAATTTGTACCAGAGTGTCTTTCTCCATATATTGTAAATCGCTCTATAAGTTGATACTGTCTACATAATTGTAGCATTTTTATGTATCTCTATTATCTCCATGCAAATACTTAAACGTAGGAAAACGCAAACTAATACCACCATCCTGATTCTCGCTTTCGCTAAAATATTGGACAGTAATTATTTTTCCAAGAATTTTCTTAGGGTGTTTATAAAAGTCTTGACGCTGCTCAATACTAAATCCGCTACCAACTCTAACATCATGATTCTTATGCTTAATAGTTACACAACTAAGCATAGTTTCCTCATGTTCTGCACTATTTTTTACATATCTAAATGGTCCCATTTCTATATCTACTACTTCATATTCATCGTCAAAAAAGCTCTTATATTTAAGAAGGTCTTTACTTCTTTTACCCTTATAGGGCTCATTTGCTCTAAGCATCAAACCTTCCCAACTATATTCGTTGGCTCGACCAGTCCATTCGGCAAAATGGTCATCATCTTTAATGAGTTCTTGACCCAACACACTTAGGCAAGTGCATGAGTTCTCTTTCATTACTTCTCGTAGGTTACTATAACGAATAGAATAAGGCTTATTAGTCGCACCCTTTTTACTATAAAACTCATCGTGAGAAATCATATCAAAAATTTTATATGATGGATTAGGGATAGTATGATCCTTCTTCTTCAGTTGTTTCATAACTCCCTGAAAATCCTCATTACCTTCATCATCAACAAGACAAAGTTCACCATCAAATACTACATTAGCAATGTTAAGAGCCTTAATACCGCCCCTAACGACAGCAAGAGTATCAAATTCCTTTCCCGTGCGGGAGTAGAAGGTAGTATCACCATTACTATCAACAATACCAATACATCTAGCACCATCAATCTTTCGGGAAACATACCAACCATCCTTCCAATCTACAAGTTTGGGTTCGTATTTATCTGCTAAAGCAACACTAAACTCTGGAATATGGTCAGGAATAGCCTTATTGATAATCTTATCGCCAGCACGGGTTTTCAAGTCCTTATCAATAATACAATAAATAAGTTCTTCAATATTATCCTTATTTGACTGACTATCAATAAAAGTATGAACTGCTCCGATAGCATCGTGACCAGTAATCTTACGACTCTTTAGAGCATCAAGAAGATCAAAGAAATTCTTATAACTTTTACCTCTCAGCGAGTTCTTCTTTTTCAGATTATCGCTGGTTACATTGTATTGCCACAGTGGGTGATAGGTATAAAGTAGAATTTTCTTAGCGAAGGATGCTGCGGCACTGTTGTGTCCACAATAATCCAGAATAATTCCTTGCTTATCAATAGTGCTGCTAGTAGCCCTAAGATCACGCACCATTCCCCAAACATAATTAAAATCGTGGGTCATTCCAAATTTCTCCTGTGTGTCTCGCTAGTATAGCATATGCTATGCCCTTTGTCAAGTATCGTCAATTCGTGATCGTTTCTTGAATATGTTTGCTAAGAGGCTCACCAAATCGCTACCTGCGGTTTGAAACCAACAAGGAAAAATAGCATGAACTATTAAACAGAACCCAGCGACTAAACATATCGTACCATAAAACAAAGCGAAATATAAATGTTGTAGATATGTCATATTGTTTTCTTCTAGATGCTGCTTTATTTTATTCATAGTGATTTGACCTTGAAAGAGGATAGTTTGGTGTATTACACATATATGACATCTTTTTTATAAGGAATTGATATGGCTAAAAAATATTGTTGGTATTGTGATAAAAATCTGGACATTTCTTTATATCATAAATCTAAAAACAGAGCTGATGGGTTGCAAGGCATGTGTAAGAAATGTCATAAATTATATAGAAAAGAATGGCTGGATAAAAATACAGAAAACTATAAACAATCATGCCAAGCCTGGAGATTAAAAAATAAAAAACGTCAATATGAAAACCAAAAACAATGGAAAAAAAATAATCTTGAATATTTCCGAAAAAGAAACAGAGAATATAAAGCAAACAGACGCAAAATCGACCCGATATTTAAGATAGCCTCCAATTTAAGAACTAGAGTTAGAAAAGCAATCAAAGGAATAAATAAAAGTAAAACAACAATAGAATTGTTAGGATGCGATATAGAAGCGTTCAAGACTCATATCGAAAAACAATTTAAAAAAGGTATGACTTGGAAAAATTATGGGAAATGGGAATTAGATCATATTAAACCTTGTTGTAGTTTTGATCTTACAGATTTAGAACAACAAAAATTATGCTTTAACTATACTAATATTCAGCCATTATGGAAAAAAGAACATAGAATAAAAACACAAAAAGATGTAGAAAAATATTATTTTTGATTTAATCTCACTTTT